TGGCCAAATGAGTTACTACATTGAACTCGAAGAAGACGCAAACGGCGATTTATTCATGCCTCTTCCTGAAGAAGTAATTGAAACACTCGGTTGGGAAATAGGGGACATACTAACCTGGGATTTAAAAGGGGATGGAATTATCCTCCAACGTTTAAATGGAGAAGGAGGATTTGAACCCTTAGAATAATTAAAAGCTTTATTAGATATGTTAGGCGGACTTGCAGGATTAGCTACACAAGGCAGCTTTATGGGCAACTCTGGCGGATTAGCTAATCAGTATCCGCTAGGTCTTGTTGGTCAGATTGGTGGCATTAATAAACAAGTAGCTGAGCAAGGTGGTTTTAGTAATCCTTTTGGTTTAGTTGGTGCCATTGCTCAAGGTTTACCAGGAAATGAACAAGGTCCTGCTCAAGGCCCTAATACTCCTGTTAAAAAGTACCCAGGCATGGGCTATGGCCCTGTTGGTCCTATGGGCGGCGGTCTTCCTCCCACGCCAATGGCTTTTATGTTTGGCGGACCACAAATGGGTCAAGCAGGTGGCTTACTTGGTAACGCCAATTTCTTCAGTGATCCGATGACTATCAAACGTGTAAGCTAATGGCACAAAACGATAGTAAATATACAAAACCAGAACTTCGTGAACGGATTAAAAACCGCGTAATGAAAGGATCAAAGGGTGGTAAGCCTGGTCAGTGGTCTGCGCGTAAAGCTCAGCTCGTTGCTTCCGAGTATAAGAAAGCTGGTGGCGGGTACAAAGGAGGTGAAGGAAAGAAGCAAAAATCTTTAAAGAAATGGGGTAAGGAGGATTGGCAGACCAAAGATCAATATGAAAAAGGTAAGAAAGCAGCTTCTGCAGCTAAGAAACACAAGGATAAAAAGTAATGGCAGATAAAGCAATTCAATCAGACGGTACAACTAAACGTTATCTCCCTAAGAAAGCCTGGGCATCTCTTTCTAAAGAAGAAAGGGAAGACACTGATCGCAAGAAGCGAGAGGGCTCTCGTAAAGGAAAGCAGTTTGTAGCTAACACTGAGAAAGCAAAAAAGGCCGGAAAAGCTGCTAGACTCTACAAGAAAAAATCCCAAAGAGAATGAAGGTTACTGTAAAAGACTCTCCTATCCATGGAAAAGGAGTCTTTGCACTTGAGGATATTCCTGCTGATACTCCTGTTTGTTTTTTGTGCTGGTGGCATCCCCAAGAACGTTGGTGGCGCGTAAACCAAAATAGTGTAGTTCGTTATGTTAACCACGCTACTAAGAACAACTGTGTATCAGTTTTAAATGAAAACGTTGAACAGTACATTGTTGTTACTTCTGAACTGATTCCAGCAGGTACAGAACTTACTTTGGACTATGAAGTATTCCCTACTGGTTTGATGAAAGCTACTGATTATGATCCTCCCCTTGTATAAAGCTGTTAGGATGAATAAATCAAAGGCTGCAAAATAATGTCAGGAACGAGTGCTCGCCTGCAAGAAATCATCAACTCTTATATCGAGAGGGATGGTGGCGAGTTCGTGGATACTGGCATCGTTGCCAGTCATATTGCACAGATGAAACTCTTTGGTATTCGCCAAGGAGTTGAATTCTTTCCGTCACAAGATAACTTCGGTAATCAACGAAAAGATTTTATTGACAAAGTTATCAAATATAACAAATTAGATACGCGTCTTGATTCAATATGGGATTATTTCTTATGTGATGGAAAAGGGCTTTTTTACATCCGGCCTACTAAAGATAATTATCGTCTCTATTATTTCCGTAGTCATGAATATCGCAGTTATTACAATGTCGACGGCGAACTAGAAGAAGTCGTAATCATCTATAGCTATAAGGTCAAGACTGGTAAAGCCGGTATGTACCAGGATGTTGGCCTGGGCATGGACGGTAGTGCAATCAGAGAAGAGTCTCCTGGTCAAAAGCGTTACATTCGTTTGTCTATTAAACCGGATGTTATCGAAGAAACTCACTCAGAAGGTGAAATTTCATTTGACAACATCAACATGATGACCCCTGGGAAAACCCAGAAATTTGCAAATGATCTGTTATACATCCCCTGCGTAGAGATCTTTAACAATCCCAAGGGCTTCTCCATGGAGGGAAGTGGAGAGTTTGATCAGCTGGCAAATCACATCATTACTCATGATGATTTGGTTCGCAACATGAAGAAGAACCTGCAGTTCTTTGGAAATCCAACACTGCTTTCTTCCCGTCCCAAGACCGACCTGATGGAACCTGGCGGGGGGGAGTCGGGGGCGCAGCGTCCATCGATTGCAGCCAACTCTGGATTCCAAAGCATGTCACCGATGTCTCGGTCGACCTTTAAACAGGATCCAATTCAACGTGGAGTTGATGGGCAGCTTAGGGTTCCCAGAGTGATTGCAAACTTAGAGCCAAATGACCGGGTTGGTTATATTGTTCCTGATGCAATCTCTGGTGATCAAAATGCATTTGTGCGCCAATACCGAGAAGAAATCCGTACAGCATTAGGAGGCGTAGATGAACTTTCAATCTCCGCAGGTGTTACTGCTACCGAATATAAATCTTTGTTTGGTCGTGTTGCGGCAACCAGTAAGAAAAAAGCGAACGCGATTTATACGCACGGTCTCTGCCGATGCATGGAATTAATTATTTTTCAAGAAGAACAACTCTTTAAAGATACCCTTGCAGCAGCTGCACAATTTGAAAAACCAGTTACACCACCCCCTGGTGCTGGTCCTGAAGAAATGCAGCTCTATCGCGAAGCGATGGAAGAATACGATGCACGCGTAAATCAGCTTATGATGGCGTGTGTCAAAGCACAGATGATTCCACCAGGAGTTAGAGGATTAATTCCTGATGGAGACATCACCATGCTTTGGCGATGGCTTGGGCCGGTTTATGAAGAATCGACTCAAGATATCCTGAACAATTCAATTGTTGTAAGAAATTTACAAGAATTGGGTGTTGATAGCATAGAAGCACTGAAATATCTTTTCCCATCTAAAACAGACGAGGAAAGAGCGGAGATGCTTTCTGGCTTCCCATTCAGGATGGTCAACGAATTACAAGGTGCTTACAACCAGTTTTCTCGTTTGATTGGAGGGATGATGCAGACCCCCCACCCACAATCTCCAGACTTGCCTATGGCAGCTGACCCGAGATTGGACCTTACTCCATATCTGTATCGAACCCTAGAAGCACTACAAAAGGAGATGAGTTATGCAGGACGCTTCCGTCCAATCGACCCCACAGATGAGCCAGCCATCCGTGGCCCCGAGCAGCTACGTGGCGGCAGCACCGGCAGCTCCGGCTCCGGCTCCGCAGCAGCAGGCCCCGGCCCAAGTGGGAACTCTTTACCCCCAGGCGGTTCCCCAGGCAGCACCTCAGGGAACTACCAGTTACCAATCAAACCCGTCAGCATTCGTCCCCCCTTCCCAGGGGCAGGCGGATCAGGGGAACCCGTGGGAATCGGCGTTCAACAAGGTGGTGAACCTGTTGGGCAGCCCGGTGCAATCCCCGTTCCAGGGTCAACCATCACAGGCCCCGGTTCCGACTCCGGGTCAGTATACCCCGGCCAATTGGGGTCAGCAAACGTCGACCCAACCCGACGCATCAACGAGCTGGGGTCAGCAGACCTCGCAAACAAGCCCGACCTCATACAGCAGCTCTTCCCCAACTTCATCGATCAACTCCTTAGAGGACGTAGCGAATCTCCTGGACTGGAGTCCGGAGAGTCGGATGGTGGTGGCGAATTACGGGACGGAGGCTCCCGCGATTCTAAACCAGTACGCTCTAAATCTCGAAGGAATGCTCGATAGCGCAGTGGCTTGGGGCCAAACGGCCACCGATACGCTGATGGGCTATGCGAACTTCTCTGTTAACGAGCATCGCGAAAACCTGGCTTACAACGAGATTCTGACGAATCCCGATGTGCTGTCTGATTACACCTTGAACTTCTTCGGTCCTGAAGGTCCGTACCCTGTGTATGAATCTGAAGCTGAACTGGCTACTCCTGGTTATCCCACCCAACAGGTGAATGCCCAAGCCATGGTTCCTGGTGCAAACATGCCCGCACCTCCTCAGGCCGCTGCACCTCAAGCTCCCCAAGATTTCTGGGGTTCCTTTAAGCAGCAAATGGATGTTGATCCCACCCAGGCATGGCGTGTGATTAACCAGGCTTCACCTCAGGTGATGGCTAACAAACTCTTCGTCATGGAGTGATTAAATGCGTAACGCTTTGAAATACGGCATCCCCGCTGCTGCTGCCCTTGGTGTTGGTGGCGCGGTTGCTGCTCAAGGCGGGAATCCCCTTGAAGCCGGTGGCGCTGCAGCTGCCGGTGGATTGGGTGCTGCGGCGGGTCTCCTTGGGGCTCGCCAACTTGCTGGGAAATACAACCCTCAGCTTCTGATGCGTATGCAAGCAGCTATCTCTGGAGCAGGTAATGCAGTGGGTAATTATGCCCGCAACCTTCCAGATGAAAGCGTCATCCGTAAAGGTGCCGCCAATATGGCAGCCGATGCAGTTTCTGCAGTCGACAACCGTCTTATGGGTGTCCCTGGTGTTTCCAATGCTGCAATTCCTTTCCCAACTCAGAACGTCCAGCGCAACATCGGTAAAGGTGCTGCTGCTGTTATGGTTCCTGGTGCTGCTCTTGTAGCTGGCATGGGTGGTCAAGCTGCAGGCATGGCTGCTACAGCTGGGGCACAGATGATCGGCATTGATCCAGAAGCCCCTGGATCCAGCAATACAATGAATTCCCGTCTTAATATGCAATCTTATATGGCAGGTCAAACAATGGGTGGCTCTTTGCTTCCTGTTGCAATGGGCGTTGGCATGTAATTATTAGCACTTAAAAATATTTAAGACTGCTAAACTTTAATGTAGATAGGACGTTTATTGTCCGAATCTTTCGTTTGACAAACTTACTATCCGAACACGGAGGATAAACAAAAGTGTTTTTAGATAACGACTTTCCTAAAATTTTAGGTGCGGAACTTTACCGTCCGCATCCGGCATATGTGTGCGAGATGGCGGTTGAGCCCGTAGTCGTACATGATTTCACTTCTCAGCCTGGCCAAACGGTCCAGCTTGATCGCTACAAGTTCTGGGGGACTCCTGGTACTAAGGATAGCCGTGAGCGTATTGCTGACCAGACTATCGGTACTGCTAACAGCCGCAACATCACCAAAGAGAAGGTGCTCGTTGTGCTTAAAGAGTACACCGGCCCTGCAGACCCGGCTGATCCTACCCAGCCTTCTACGTTCAAAATTGCACGGGAAACCCTGGTGACTGCGCAGCGCCTGCTGCTTGACACCGGCAACCTGAACATGTTCCACCAGAGCATCGGCAGCTTGACCCTGTTAGATGACTACCGCCGCTGGCGCGATCGCGTGTTCATTGACGAACTCGCTAAAGCCGAAGCACAGGGTAAGGCTTCATCTTCCCAAGGTGGCTACTACTTTGCTGGTGACAAAGAAAAGGACGCAACTGGTCGTATTTCTTACACCGGTGCTGAGTACACCGCTCAAGTCCAACAGTTCTCTGTCCGCACCGACCTGCTGGAGGTTGTGAAGGACCTGCGTAAGCGCAACGTCCCAACTTTTGCTGACGGTCTGTATCGCTGTATTTGCGATCCCGTCTTCATGATGCACCTCCGTCGTGACGAGGACTTCCGTGAGATCGCCCGCTACAGCGGCAATCCCGGCCAAGGCATGTACATGGCTAACCCCATGATGCCTAACAACTCCAGCTTCTACATGGGTCCCCAAGCTGGTCAGGGCTACTTCCTGGCTGGTGAGCCTGTGATGCCGACTGGCGTTCAATTTGAAGGCGTCAAGTTCTTCGAATCCACCAACTTCCCCTCGAAGAATGTTAATGCTTCCTTCGATGATGGCAGCACTTATACTAGCCAAGAGGTCTCCCAAGGTTATTTCTTCGGTCCTCAATCTGTTGGTGTTGGCATCGGCGGTCCTAACGCTCAGGTGTTAATCAACAACAACGATGACTTCTCACGCTTCATCATTCTTATCTGGCAACTCTATGCTGGATTCGAAGTCCTGAACAAAGATTTCATCACGACTGCATTCAGCTTCATCTCCGATGATGGCGTGGTCTGATCATAAATTAGTCAACCTCTATCAAGAAAGTTAATGGCATACTTATCCGCTAAAAAGATCTATCCTGGCGATATGACTGAGCCCCTTAACGGGTGGTATCAGAACATCGACACCACGGGTGGTTCTGTCAACAATGCCTCCAAGGCTGGCCCGACTTCAGTTCTGGCCAACCCTGGCTGGCAGTTCTATCAACTGCGTGGCTATGTGCCTGTTACCACCACCACTGGTGCAGGTTATACCACCGTTGCTGATGTCATCATTCCTTCTCCTTACAAGAACGATGACACTCGTGTAAATATCACTGGCATGGTGGTTACCGCTGACGCTGACCGTCCTGCTTATGTGTATCGCACTGCTGTTTCCGTGGCCTCTGGCTGGGGTGATGGCCGTGTTGCCGAAGATGGTCTGACCACTTCCGGTGCTACTCAGG